GTTGAGTTCGCGCCGTAGGCTGTCGCGCTCTTGGCGTGAGTCGTGCAGCATGCTTGAATATGCCCAAATGGCTTGCTCTGGTGGCATGTCGTCGGCGTTCATTATTTAACCTTGGGTATCGGTTTAATGTTCAAGAACATGTCTTTTGCCTCTGAGTAGGTCATGGGTGTTTCGGGGTCAAAATCTAGCCCACGTTCCGCGCACATTTGGGTAAGCGTTTTAATTTGGTTTGGGGTCGCGCCACCGCCGTTGCTTGGTTTGCTTGCCTCTGTTTGTTCGCGTGCCGATAGTCGAGCCTCGCCTATTTCTTTAGACCGTGGCCCCATAATTGAAGTTGGCGCGTCTCTACGGGTCTCTAGTACTGGTGTTGGTCGCGCAACGCTTACAACCTTGGTGCGGTCGGTGTCTTCGCTTGCTTGCTGGCGTCCTAAAACCTCGTTACTGCTGGCGATTGACTTGTCTATGCCAAACCCCATATAGCCCAATGCGCGCCCCAGCGCACTTGTCGCGCCGTTGGCTTGCTCAGACAGTTTGGTAAAAGTCGTGCGCCCCGGGTATGGCTCAAACATGTAAGCGGTGACTGGTATTGGGTCGTCGGGGTCACGGCTAACGGTCACGGAACACTCAATAAACAACTGGTCACCAACTTGAGTTATTTCTGGTCGGTGCTCGACAATGCGCAGCTGCGGAAAAACCTTTAGCGCTTGTTTAAGACGTGTCTTTACGTCTACGTACTCGGATAGGTCAAAAGCCATTATTCGTACCTGCCGCTTTCGTCATAGTTTTGTATCCAGTCGGCGGCCCACAATGTAATAACCGTAAAGACTGCCATAACACCAACAAACGCAAAAACTCCTAATGCCGTTCTCATTTTGCACCGCGCATTGCTAGTTCTACTTTGTGAAAAAGCACGTTTATTTGTTCGGCTAAACCAGTGTGGCCAGCATCGTAAAGCTCTTGGCTGATGTCGTCTAGACGGTCTGTGATGCTCTGTGGCTTCGGTTCAAGGTTGCTGGGGTGTTCTAGCCGGCCGATGGCTTGGCGTAAGTCTTCGCAAAGTTTTGGGTCGTCCATTGCGTAGCTGTAAGCGTGAGCGCGCAAGTTGCGTACCAGCACGTCTGTTGTTTTGGGTCGAGTGCCAGCCCATAGGTTTGCTAGTGCTTGGTCTAAATGGTCAGTCGGGTTTACCATGTTGTCTCTTTTCTAGTCGGGTTGAAAATAACTAACGGGTGTACGGTACCACAATTTTTGGCGCGCTGTTGCCTTTCCATGGTGCCCAGCCGTGGCGCTTAAATAACGCCAATGAGGCTTTAAGGTTTTTGCGGGGTGACCATAGTTCGGTCATGGCTTTACGGACTATCCCAGACTCGACAAGAAACCGTTTGTTGCTGCCGTTAATCTGCATGATGCCGTAGCTGCCGGTATATGGGTCGCGCTGGTTCCAAGCCCGGGCGAAGCCTTTAGACTCGCGCAAACATATTTGCATAAGCCGTGGCAAGTCTTTTTTCTGCCAGCCAACTTCTAGCGCCAATGGTTTGTAGCGGTTGCAGTTTGGTTCTACTGCCGCTCTAGCTTGTGTGGCCGGCATGAGTAGTGCAGCTGTGGCGAGTACGCCAAGTAGTCGTTTCATAGTTTCTGCCTTTCGTCGGGATAGGTAAAAACCTTAATGGTGTTATTGAGACTTTGCGCGCCTTTGCGCTAAAAGCCTTATGCTGTAACGGTTTTAGCGGGCGGTGTTGGTTGCGGTACGCTTTTCCATGCCGCTACAAACGCTTGTGGGTCATCGGCCATGGCTGGTGTTAATTCGACGTGTAACCACAAACCACCGGGCGTGCCACCGTTTGCGGTTTCTGTCCAGTCTTTCCAACCGGGCTTACCGTCACGGTTGCAACGCCAGCCGCGGCCCCATTTCTCGCAACCTTTTTTGGTGGTGCCGGCGTAGTCGTGTACCTCTTCAACACCGAGAGTCTCGTAGTTCGCGACTAACCAGTTAGCCCACATAGCGGCAGTTGCCTTGTCTTTGTAGCCAATGTCGGCTGCACGGCCTGTGGCGTGTACTGAGAGGCGGTCACTGCCGCGCATGTTACGTACGGCCCAAGTGCCTAAGTTTGTAAAGCCTTTTTTCTTAATAATGTCTACAAACTTTTCGGTGCCGGGGCGTTTGCCTAAGGCTGCGCCGTCGCTGGTGCCGGTGTAGTTCATGGCCGGCTAATCATGTCGGCTATGCGCGTTAAGAGTTTTGCAGCTGCTTGGCGCACAATTTTTAGTAGGCCTTTTTTGTCGTCGTTATTCATCGTTTTTGCCTTTCGGTTTGTCTTTTAGACCGTTAGCGCTAAGTAGGCCAGCAAGCGAGCCAGTAAGAAAAAGCAACAATGGTTGCAAGGTTGCCCAAGCCGACTTGTCATTATCGCTGACGTCGAGAGGCTGCGTCACAAAAAGCAGTCCGTATATGAGTGACATGGTGGCTACCACAAATGTTAAAGACAGCGCGCAGGCCACTACAAAAATTAGGCGGGCTTTAATTTGCTCGCTAGTCATTCTTTCGGGTCGGCGCGGTGGCGGAATTATAGGCATTTGTCTGCCAGTATTCGAGAGCTGCCGACGCTGGCGGTGTCCACGGTTATTGTCGTTTCTGCGCGCAACGCCTTGTTTTTGGTGCGTACCTCTGGGCAGTTGACGCGTTCACGGTCTCCGCACGCTACAAGGATTGACGCAAACAAAAGCGCCACAAAACTAACCCGCCAAATCATCGCTTGCGCCTTCTAGTTTCGGAACACTTGCAACCCATTGCAAATACTCTGCGTGCTCTTCTTCTGTCATTTCAAGTACTTCGTCGTTAATTTGGGTTAATGGTCGTGTCATTTTTCAGCCTTTCCTAAAACCGTAAACCGTTATTTGACCACCCGTCATTGTGCCCGCGTTCGCATTTATCGTAAAAGCGGTTGCGCTTACTGTTTGCGTGTTTTGTACTTGTATAGTTCCAGCGTTGGCGTTATCAACAAAAATAGAATTCATAAACTTTGCTTTGGCTAAAAACGGGTTTTGTATTTCTATGTTTAGTATTAAACCTTGCGATTGAGTTCCGCCAGCGTGTGAAATGTTTACGGTGTTGTTATAGCCAAAACTTGCAACGGCCCCGGACAAAAAGTTTGCATAAATAAGGTTTCCATACCAACCAGTTGTTATACCGCCTAAAGCAAAAGAGACAATTCCGTTTCCTGTAGTAGTTACGTTTGTGGCAACAATTTTGTAAGCATCATAAGTGCTGTTAAATGCGTCGGAAACTGTCACGCTAGTAACTGCACTGCCGACAGTTTGAGCTTTGACAAACACAAGCCCGCTGTTTGCTAGATAAGTGTTTGTGTCCGAAGCGGTCAACACTTCGCCAGTAGTGAAAGTTTTTATAGCCATTAGTAGCCCAATTTTCCTGTGTCTAGTTTGCCAAAAACGGCATCGTTTAAAATGAGTGTCGAGTTAAGCGACGCGCCCGAAATGTAATAAGTCCACCGTGACGACTCGGGCGTAGCCGTCATTGTAAAACCTTCAATAATTCCATAATAGGTTGTTCCACGAAACTTAATTGGCACTTGCATACCGATAAGTAGCGCAGTAGGTACGCCCATATTATTTAACTTAAACGTGTTTTGTGCCTCAGATAAACAAGAAATAGACGATATTTGCACGTCCGTTGTCGAGTATTGAGACAACATAAAATTAGCCAAGTTTTGGGCATTAGCGACCGAGCTGCTAAACGTGTTGAAGTTAAGCGAACGGTACGGCGCGGAACCACTCTGCACTGTCTGGGCGGCCACGGCCGTTGGTGTTACGGTTACTTGGGTGTAGTAGTTGTCCCCAAAAGCCGAAAACTCTATGTTGTCGTAAACTTGGTTTGTGGCGTCGTTAGCTGTATCAGAAAACGAGGCTGAAGAGGCGACAATGTCGCCGGGGCCGTAAACGATCACAGCTGCTGCTTGTGCCATTCGACCGTTAATAGTGCGTATGTACTGTGACAGCCATTCGCCATAAGTGTTTACGACGTTAGAAGCCGACACCACTTGGGTTGCCGCGTTGGTTTGTGGGTTAATGGTCAGTGAGCTGTAAGTGAGAATGTCAGTCGCAACCGTTGTAAAAGTGCCGCCCGAGATTGCTTGGTTAAAACCTTGAAGCCGCCCAAAACGCGCATAGTAAGACTCACAAGAAATGTTAATAAAGTCGGCGTTACCAACACCGCCAACGTACGGTATGCCATAGTTGACGCTTACGCCTGAGATATAGCCGGCATACACAAACTCGTTAGAAGCGTCGTGTTTGACTCGGATAAGTGAGCCGGGTACGAGTCCTGTTATTGGGCTGGCGTAGCCGGTCGGGTAACGAATTACAAGCTGGGCGGTGTCTGCTGAGTAGTCGTCTAGTTGTTTTTCTCTGCCGCATCTCATGGCAAACGAGACGACGTTAGACAAAGTAACTATCGTGCTGGGTGTGGCTGCCAGTGAGTAAGAAACGGTGTAAGTCTGTAAAGCCATTACGGGTTAGTTATCTTTATGGGTACCGCCCCGTTTTGCCGCATGTAGGCGCGTAGCGCGCTTACTGTTGCGTTGGGGTCACCGCCGTTTACGTTAATGGTCACGTTTGTTGTTTCGTTTGCTACGCGGGTGCCGTCCATGTTTGGGGTTGCGTTGATGCTGCCAAGCACTGGCCCAAATGGGTTTGTTTGTAGCTGCGGGGTGCCGCCACCCATGACAGTGCCCACGTTTTTGTTGAACTGTTCGCCGATAGCCGCGACGCCGGCGGGGTCGACAGCAAACTTTAGTAGAAACTCTGTGTTTTCTATGACACTGTTAACACCGTTAACAATGGCTTGGGCTTGGTCAACACCTGACTTGAACCATTTATCAGCCGTCAACTTGGCAATACGGTCGGCGGCTGCGTTAACTGTCCCAGAAATGCCCACAAGTTTGTCTATGGACTCTTTACCGCCAGCAAGTAGCCCGTTGATTATCTCTAGGCCTACGTCTGCCCCAGAGTCAAGAATGGACTTAAGCAACGCGGGGTCATCTAGCCCGGCAGCAATAAGTTTTTCTATGCCGGTAGATAGTTTGCCAGCCTTGACGGCTTGCTCGTCGAGTACACCAAAAAAGGTTTTTGCGCCTTTGCTGTCGGCTGCGGCAGTCCAAGCGTCGCCGACGTTAAATATGCCGCGCACCACATCTCGGGTCGCGTTATAGAAGTTGTTGTAGGTGTCGGTCGCCTTGGTCAGTTGCTCATTGGCGCGCATAAGCGCCGGGGCAAACTTATCTTTTACGAGCTGTGCTGCGTCTTCTAATGCGCGGGCGTAATTTTCGGCTAGTGCTTTTGCTGCCTCTTTTGCTGCCTCTGCTTGCCGTTTAAGTTTTGCGGTATGCGCTGCCGCTTTTTCTTTGGCTTTATCGTTTGCAATGCCGGCAGAGGTGGCGGCTTTCCCGGCGGCTTCTTCAGCTGCTGCTAGTTTGTCTAAGCGTTCTTGGGCTAGTACTGGTGCCATGTCAAGCGCGTATTTGCGGAACTCTGATAAAGAACGGGACGCAACCGGCCCCATTACTGCAACTAGGCCCAAGGCCTTTTGCATTTCTTTCATTGAGTTAGTAGAAAAATCTAATTGTTTTCTAAAGTCTGTACCGACAGCATTTTTTAGTTCGGTTATCCGAAACTCTGTGCCTAAAAGGTCATTAGACAATTCACGCGCCGCGTTAAATAGGTAGGTAAAGCCGTTCCGGGCTTTTACTGCGGTGTTGTATAACTTGCCGTTGCTGCTTACGGTGCCGTCTGCCGCGTTACGGGTGTCTAAAAACTTTTGTTTGATAGTGTCGAGTACCCCGCCCAAACCTTTTTGGCCGTAAATGTCTACAAGTTTTGTGACATTTCGTAGTAGTGAGTCAACAATGGGTAAGACTTTGTAGCCGACAGTTTCTACAAACTCGTCAAAACGTATTTTGACGTTTTTTAGACGGCCTTCAAATGTGTTCATGTTTGCAGCTGCCGCACCACCAAATTGGTCGGTTAACGCTTTTTGTGCTGCCGCAAAGTCTTTTGTTTTAATTATGTTGTCGTCGAGCGGAATACCTAATTTCTTTAAGCTCGTAAAATTGCCGTCGTACGCACGCCCAATGGCGGTGCTGACAGCGGTTAAATCCTTACCAGTTGCTATTGCCGTGTCAACACTTAAAGTTAAAAGGTCTTGAGCCTTTTGCGCGTCTTTTGTGAAACGCACAAGCCCGGCAAGCGCTGGCCTCAACTCGTCGTCGGTCACGTTTGTGGCTAATTGCGTCTGGTCTACGAACCGAGCCATGCTGGCCGTTACTTCATCGTTAGCGCCAAGTGTGCGTTTTAACTGTTGGGCTAAAAGGTTTGCGCTTTTCTCGTCTGCTGCTGCTGCCTTGGCGGCCATACCCAAACCGCCAGCCAATGCGGTAACAGCGCCGGCGGCGGGAAGCATTGCTTTTTGTAGCAGGAAACCCGACTTAGCGCCGAAACCTTGCAGGCTGGCAAACTCTTTTTTGGCTGCGTCAAAACCTTTAGTGTTCAGGCTTGAAATAATGGGAATGTTGATAGCCATAGTTAGCGCGCTCTCGTTGTTACTAGGTTACGGTTAACAATAGTCATAACGCGCTCAACTATCTTGCCTACCTCATCCTCGACGGCGGGTAACACACTTTCGGCGGCTGGTTGTAGTGCGCGGGGCGCAGCTGCGGGGCCGACGTGCTCGCCTTCAGCCAAAAGATTAGTAACAAACTGGCCGCCACCTCTGATGCCTGCATGGTCCCAGATTGCGCCGGCTGCGTCTCGCTGTTGTAGTACAAGCAACTGGTATTGCGTCGCCTTAAAATCGGCTGTACGGCCGTTAGAGAACCGTATAGTGCGTGCACGCTGACCACGTTTGCCAACCACGGTGCGTATGCCAGCGAGAACACGGGCGCGTGACCAACCCGTGCCGTCGCGGCCTTTAATCATGTTGCCATTAACCATGCGTGACAATGGCGGGGCCGTTGGAATAAACGAGCGGGCCGCG